TGGCTATCTGACCACAGATCAGGCCCTGGTCCTGCAGCATCTTTGCTCCAACTGGGCGATCCGGCAGTACGACGAATCTCGCCGGCAGCAGCTGGCAGAAATGACCGAGACACCGGAAGAGCAGATCGTCCGGCTGCGCCAGGAAAACGCCGAACTGCGAAAGAGGGCGGCATGAAACAAATCCGCCTGACCCCCATGACCCGCCAGATGGCCGTGCAGTCGGTTCTGTCCGCGCCGGACGGCTATGTGTTCGCGCCGCCCAAGCCGCCGACTAGAAGTCAGGACCAGAATTCCCTAACACATGCGTGGTACGAGGAAATCGCCCATGCACTGCCGGAAGACGACGCCCTTGGCTGGAAGTGCTACTGCAAGCTCCACCACGGCGTCCCCATCCTGAGAGCCGAGGATGAAGGCTTTCGGATCGCCTATGACGGTGCCATCAAGGGCCTGACCTACGAGCAGAAGCTGCTGGCGATGCGGGTATTACCTGTCACGTCCCTGATGAACACGAAGCAACTCAGCAAGTACGCCGAGTCGGTGCAGGCTGATTTCCACCAGCGCGGCGTACTCCTGGCTTTCCCGGAGGCAGCATGATGTTCCCCAAGATCAGCCGACTGCGCAGCGAGAAGCATCGCCGCAACGTCTCCCAACTGGCATGCGTCTGCTGTGGCAAGGAAGGCCCTAGCCAGGTCGCACACGCCAATTTCGGCAAGGGCATGGGCCTGAAGGCTTGCGACACGCAAACGTTCCCCATGTGCCCGGATTGCCACCGCCACCACGACACCAGTGGTATCCCCAAAGAGAAGCGCCGCCAGCTTGAGGTGGTCTACGTGGACCGCACCCGCGCTGAACTGATCTCCCGCAGCCTGTGGACGCCGGAGATCGAGGATGCGTACCGGCGGGCATACGAACCGATGAAGAGGGCTGCATGAAATCCGTTATCAAGCGCTCGCTGGTCGGGCTGTACTGCTGGGGGCTTTTGCCCGTTGGCGTGGTGGATTGGGCGTTTCGGCGCTTTGGGCTGAGGGGCGAATAATGGCAAATCAGTGGCTTCGACTCTGGCACGACATGCCAAACGATCCCAAGTGGCGAACGATTGCGCGCGTCTCTAAGCAAAGGATCGGAGATGTACTCGCGGTCTACCTGCATGTGCTGGTTGACGCGTCATCGAACGAAAGCGAACGCGGGCGAACGCAAAGCTTGTGCATTGAAGATGTAGCGACCGCGCTCGATATGGAAATCGATCAGGTCGAGGCGATCTTGTCGGCGATGCAAGGTCGCGTCATGGAAGGAGACCGCGTTGCTGGGTGGTCAAAACGGCAGCCGGCGCGAGAAGATGGCTCTGCTGAGAGGGCAAAAGCGTGGCGTGAACGCCAAAAAGAACGTTCCGAACGAGAGCGAACGCAAGAGAACGCAGAAGAACGCCAAGATAAAGATAAAGATAAAGATAAAGATAAAGAAGAAAAACATATGTCGGGCAAGCCCGACTTGCCCCCGGGGTTCGTGAAATTCTGGTCGGCATGGCCAAGCACGAACCGGAAAGTCGCGAAGGCCAAATGCCTGGAGCGCTGGCGGAAGGCCGGCTTGGAGCCATGCGCAGATGCCATCCTGGCCCACGTCAAGCGGGAGAAGACGCACAACCGTCAGTGGCGCGACGGCTATGAGCCTGCCCCGCTGACATACCTGAACCAGCGGCGCTGGGAAGATGGCGACGGGGACAACGGGTCGACGGATGCAGCCCCGGGCGACTGGTGGCAACTTGCAGGCTTTGGATCGCTGTACGAGGCCGAGAACTCGGGTTGCAACCAGTTCATCTACCAGCAGTTTCGCGACGGGCAGCGCATCGACGGGAGGGCAACGGCATGAACGCAGCGGACTTGAGCGCCTTCCTGGCTGACCGTGCCGCAGACGTGGCCGAATACCTGTTCCCCCAGGGCAAGAAGGCGTCCGGCGAGTGGTGTGTGGGCAGTCTGTCCGGTGAGCCCGGGCAGTCCCTGAAAATCCGCCTGACGGGCGCCAAGCGCGGCACGTGGAAGGATTTCAACGCCGGGGATGGTGGGGATTTGATCGATCTGTGGGCCGGCAAGCGTATGCTGTCCATCGCCCAAGCCATGGCCGAGATCAAGGCGCATTTCGGCGTGCGGGACGATCTCCCGACCAAGCCCAAGCAGGAGTACAAGCGGCCGGATAAACCCAAGGCTAGCAAGCCGACGAATGCGGTTCTTGACTGGCTCGGTAGCCGCGGCATCAACGACCAGACGGTGGGCGACTTCCGTATCGCCGAACAATGTCGCGGAAGCGCTGTGTACGCAGTCTTCCCCTACCTTCGCGACGGCGAATACATCAATGCCAAGTTCCGCAACATTGCGGACAAGAAGGACATGCGGCAGGAGGGTGGGGCCGAGCCGTGCTTGTTCGGATGGCATCTGATCGACCCCAAAGCCCGCAAGGTCGCGATATGCGAAGGGGAAATCGACGCCATGACGCTGCACCAGGTGGGCATTGCGGCGCTGTCGGTCAATGCGGGAGCGGGCAATCACCAGTGGATCGACAGCGACTACGAGCGCCTGGACAGGTTCTCGGAGATATACCTCTGCTACGACAACGACGAGGCCGGGCAAAAAGGCGTGCGTGAAGTCGCCAATCGGCTTGGGGCGCACCGGTGCAAGGTGGTGAAGTTCGGGGATCACAAGGACGCCAACGATGCGCTGATGGCAGGGTTCGACACCAAGGACTTCGAGCATGCGCTGGCATGCGCCCGCACATTCGATCCCGAAGAGCTTCGGCAGATGGCCGACTTCTGGTCGGAGGTGGTGTCCTCGTTCTGGCCGGCACCCGGGCAAACCAAGCTGAACCCGGTCTTGAGCCTGTGCGGGGTCGAGCAGCAGTGGTTCGAGTTCCGGCCGGGTGAGGTTACGGTGTGGACCGGCTACAACGGGCACGGAAAGTCCCTGATCCTGAACCAAGTGCTGATTGGTCTACTTGCCCAAGGCGAGCGCATGTGCGTGTTCTCCGGCGAAATGCTCCCCAAGCAGCAGGGCAGGAGGATGGCCAAGCAGTTGACGGGCGTGGATCGGCCCACACCTCAGTTCCTGGAAGCAGCCAAGGATTGGATAACCGACCGCGCGTGGCTCTTCAACCTGGCCGAAACCGCCACGCTGGACAGGCTCCTTGAAGTGTTCCGCTACGGGTACAAGCGCTACGGCATCCGGCATTTCGTGATCGACAGTCTGATGATGACCGATGTCCCGGAAGATGGTGCCGGGGCCATGTCGGCGCAGAAGGAAGCCATGCGCAAGCTGGCCACCTTCGCCAGGGCCAACCAGGTCCATATTCACCTTGTCGCGCATCCGAGGAAGGGCCAAGACGAGAAGAAAGGGCCGGGGAAGATGGACGTGGCTGGATCCTCGAAGCTCACGGATGCGGCCGATAACGTCTTCTCCGTCTGGGCGGACCACAAGGAAGAAGGGGAGCGCCCAGAGGAATCGGACGGCAAGCTGGAACTGCACAAACAGCGCAACGGTGATATCCAAAGCAAGAAGCTGTGGTTGTTCTTCAACAAGGCGTGCCAGCAGTACAGCACCGACCCTCGGCGCCGGCCGTATCAGTACGTCAAGTTCAGCGCGGAAGAGGTGGCGGCATGAAGAACTACGCCGCGGGACGCCTAAAGACGGGCCAAATGAACCGCACCGAGCAGGCCTACGCCGCCTACCTGGGCCAATTGCAGGCTGTCGGGGGGCTGCTGTGGCACAAGTTCGAGGGCGTGAAGCTGCGGCTGGCCGACAACACGTTCTACACCCCGGATTTCGTGCTGATGCAGCCTGATGGGCGGATCGAATGCCATGAGGTCAAGGGATTCTGGCAGGACGACGCCCGCGTGAAGATCAAAGTCGCCGCACATATGTACCCGTTCAAGTTCGTGGCCGTTCGTCCTCGCCCGAAAAAGGACGGCGGTGGCTGGCAGGTTGAGGAGTTCTGACGTGAACAGCGCACTCGCACGCATCCAGCTTCAGCAGATGCTGGACAAGCTCGACAGGTTGACCAGGACGCCAAGGGTCACAGAAGCAGCCTTGGACGTCGCCAAGCAAGTCATGGATCAAGCCGCCCAGCTGTGGCGGGAAATGGTGAAGGAGAAGAAGGATGACTGAAGCGCAAGTGAGGAAAGCGGCGGTCGCCAAGCTCAAGGAGCACGGCATCACAGTCCACCGGTACCGACAGAGCGCACATGAGATTGCCAAGCTCGTCCAGTTTCTGGACCCGTCGATTGGCGGGACGCCTGAGAACATCCTGCGTCGCTTCGTTGGTCTTGAGCGCCAGGCGTACACGCCCAGCCGTCCCAGGCGCGAGTACATGCCTGATCTGCGGATGCGCCAGGCGATAGAACGGGCCCGGCAGTGGCAGCCGCCTATCCTGCCGCTGTCGACCCGAGTTCCCTACACGGAGCTGGGCGCGTGAGGTCGAACCTCGAGATCCTGCTGTCGGAATGGGGGGCCTGGAAGCGAGGCGAGAATCGCTCGGCTCTTGGCTACCCCGACATGGCCGCATTCGCTCGGATGCGCGTCGACGGGCAGCGTCGTGCAGATCCGGATGCGCTGCTGATCGATGACGACCTGATGCGCATCGACCGGTATGTCATGGGCCTATTCCCGGAGGCTCGACTTGTCATCACTGCTCACTATGTCTGGAGCGGTCCGGTAAAGGCGAAGCTGGATCGGGTCCGAGCGTCCCGAACGCGCTACTACGATCTGCTTGAGATGGCGCACAAGCAGTTGGGGCATTGGATGGGGGACGGTTATGACATGGCGTGCCAGCACTGGTGCCATTCCAATCAAGAGGCGAGGGCTACATGAATGATATCGATAGAAGGCTGACGGAGTGTCTGGCCAACCTGGGGCACGCGATTACCGAAAGGTACGGTGACATTGACGTTCAGGAGATGGAACTTCAATTGATTGACGCCAGTTGCCTTGACCGAAAGCAATACGTGGTGTCGATGACAGTGAGGCATAGCCAACGCACCGACACTTGGTAGATTATTTTGTCCGGACACCTTGCATGACCGTCCGGACAAAACTAGAGTGTTTTCTGTAGGCTGTCGCATTGTCAGCCTATTAGCCGTACCGTCTCCTCTAGTGGCCCAGCGGCGGGCCTTTGATCGCCCCGGTTTGAGCATCCTGCTCGCCGGGGCGATTCTTTTTGGGTGCCCCATGGCAGCGATTGCGACTAGCAGCGAGAAGTCCCGGAAGGTATTGGCATACCTGCGTGATGAGCTTGGGCTGCCGGACGGCCTGACACAGTTGCACGTGCATTTCGATATCGACGACGTGATCCGGGTGGATTGCTCGTTCATGCCGCAGGGAGAACCTGGCGCTGTAGGCTCGCGGTCATTTCAGGCTGCCAATTCCGGTCAAGTGGTTGATACGACGTCTGTCTGATGCCCTGCTCAGGCTGCGAACGCCGCCGAGCGGCAATGAAGCGATACGCAAGGATTGCATATGAGCGAGCCCGATCTCTCATGCGGCGGGAAGGCCCTGCTGATCTTAAAGACGAAAGCGCTGCTGACCGACCGCCATCGAGAGGCGATGACTCCTCACGTTCAGGAGCTTGCGAAGAGGCTCGGCGCTGAGGGCGTCGTGCTCGATGGTGACGCCGATCTCTCTGTTGCTCCTGCTGGGA